CTTACTGTTAGTACCAAATCGATGGGCTTGTATGTCTTATGACATCATTAATCCACTTCTATTATCTCAAACCCAGTGATGGGCTCAATTGTAATAGATGCGAATAACCAGTTATCTCCCTGGGGAGAAAGGGTGGACAAGGCGTAGACCGTCAGACACTAATCTTCTTTCCATAGGTCACTGTTTGAGTAGAATTGTAAATAATCATAATTATAACTAATTAATGAAAATAAACAAAACTACAGTAAACAAAACTTGGGATCATCGGAGATTTACAAAATATAATAAATTTATGTTTTGAAAATTCTTCAAGGTCTCAGTCTGACTACTTGGTTTTAATAATCAGCCGCTTCACCCTAGTTTTATTAAACTAGCTTCTCGTATTGATGCGCTACAAAGAGATTCAGGATCTACAATGTGCGTTCAATATTTGAAGGAGAGTCTTAGACTATGTCAAAAGACTCTTGGGGGAGAAGTAGCTCGAAGTTCTAGTGAACCTAGAGTCGCTATCCGTCGTGGACTTCCTTTAATTATTCCCGGTGATCTCCGTCTCCTTATGGAGGCAAAAGACCTGAGAGTTATTAAGTTAGTCTTGACTGGTTTATCGGTATTTAGAGTGATGCCTGCCGCGCCTAAATTGAATCTTGAGACAATAACATTGCCTCATACAGGATTGGTGAAAACCTTTCCTGAAGTAGATTTAATTATGCAGTGAGTCGGTCCCTTTAAGTTGGACCGGCAAAATTACTTTGCACCGACAAAATCGGTGTTCACTGTGGCTCGGTCGTTACTTACTCTAACCACAGCTGGACCTAATTCAAAGATTCAATTAGTAGGATATCCGGTAGATGCGAAAGCATTTACTGAGAATCCCACTTTGTATGAGCATTTTAAGAAGTTTGCACTTCTTTCAAATTGCTCGAGTCTTTTAAGAAAGTTGAACAATGAGATGGCGATTCCCTTTAAAGGAGTCTCCATGCCTCAGTGATCAACAGGTCAGCTGAAATTGGGTAAGCTTAGTTTAAAACACGAACCAGCTGGTAAAGTCAGAGTGTTTGCCATGGTGGATGCTTGGACTCAATCATTATTGAGTCCATTACACAACGCCCTCTTGGGTATATTGCGAAATATACCTCAAGATGGGACTTTTGAACAAATTAAACC